ATGGGATTAGAAATCACACGCAATCAAGACGGGTCGCCGAGGTCAAAATGGTGGTATGGAAATTTCACCGTCGGCGGAGAACGGAAGTACGTAAATCTGGGCGTTGAAATTTGCGGCCAAGTTCCGGCATCACTTAAAGAGGTCGGGGATGTCGCATTCGAACGGTCGCGCATGAAAGCCCAGCTGAAAATGGATGCGTTTAAACAAGACGCCCACAGCCGAAAGACAGCGGCGCACCACCTGCAAGAGCTCTATGAGATTAAGGCCGGGGAAGAACTCACCCAGATTGCACTGACTGAACTGGGCGAACAGTGGAGCCTGCTGCCGACGAAAAAGAAGCGCTGCGCGCTCCGGACAGAAAATCAGCTGACAACCATCCGGCAGTTCCGGGAGTTCATGGAAGCAACGTTTCCCCAAGCCAAGACCATGTCGCAGATTACCCGCAAGATGGCACTGGCATGGATGAAGAGTCTGGATGATATAGGAATGGCCGGTGCCACCTACAACACGAAGCTTTCTCTGCTGAAAGGTATTTTTGAAAAGCTCGGACCGGAAGCCGGGGTGCTGACAAATCCCTTCAACGGCATTCCCTTCCATGAAACCAACACGATGCACCGTCAGCCGTTCACACAGAAAGAGCTGAACGATCTTCTGGCGCATTGCGATGAAATGATCCGGCCTGTCGTTTTGACCGCGATGTGTACCGCCATGCGACGCGGTGACTGTGCCCTGCTGAAATGGGAGTCGGTCGATCTGGAACACGGTTTCATTTCGGTAAAAACCTCCAAGACCGGAGAGCTGGCGGAAATCCCGCTCTTTCCCCTGCTACGTGCCGAGCTGGAACGGCTTCCGCGCAAGGGCATCTATGTCTTTCCCGAGGTGGCGGCAATGTACAAAGCCAACCTGATGGGGCTGACATGGCGTTTTAAGAAAGCCCTCAAGGATGCAAAAATCGAAGGCACCGTGATCGAGCGGGATAACGCCATGCAAAAGGCCAGTGTGAAGGACTTTCACTCGTTGCGGACAACGTGGATTACGATGGCACTGACTGCGGGTGTACCGATGGAACTGGTGCGCCGTGTCACTGGCCACTCGACAGTCGATGTGGTGCTGAAACACTATTTCCGGCCCGGTCGGGATGCGTTCAAGACGGCTCTGGAAACCGCCATGCCGCACATGCTCACCGGCGGCGGACAGAAAAAGATCACTCCGCGCGACACGCTTTTGGAGTTGGCGGAAAAAGCCGAAGGGCTCAACAAAGAAGAGCTTGTCAAAGAAATGGTGAAAGTCGCCAAAAGTCTGGCGGCGTAGCGCAAAAAAAGGATGGGCGGGAAATCCCCGACCATCCTGCGGCTGCTCCTGAGAGGTGAGCCCTACTTCGGCAACTGAGCTTCGAGATGCTTGGCCGGTTCGCCGTCGGCCCAGAGATTCAAAATCTCCAGCCGGGTCCGGTTGACCGCGTCAAACATCTGCTTGGCTTCATCACCGGTGACGGCTTTGTCGGCCAGCATCGGATCAATGAGCGCCACAAGTTCCGTCAGATGAATGGCGGTCTTGCGGATTTGCGCGATCTGCGCGGCGGTCTTTTTGGACAGCATGATGCGCTGGATGGCGGCGGTGAGCACTTTGGCAACGATCCGTTCCAGCGGTAAAAGCTGGAACAGCGCGAAGCCAAGTTTGATGAGCATAGTTTGTAGCATGATGATTCCTCCTTCTATACTAAGAGGCTGAATCAACCGCGGCTTGTTGCTCTGGTGCTCCAGTGCGCCGGGGAAACCAAATGTCAGCGCACAAATGAGGCGATGGTTTTCAGCACCGTGAGCAAGCCTTGCGGGTTGGTGGAGAGAAAAACGACAAGCGCCGTCAAAAGAACGAGGCTCCATTTTTCGAGCTTGGTGACGCGGCCATTGGTTTTGCTGGCCTGGGCGTGAATGGCTTCGAGCTTTTCATCAATGCGGTCGAAGCGCTGTTGGCAGCCGTCGGGAAGATTACAGGATTTCATAGCCCTGCCCTCAAGGGAGAATGGCGGTGATGACGCCGTTGGAAATGACCAAGGTATTGCCGGCCTGAATGACGCGGCTGGTGGTGATGCCGGTTGTGCGCAACAGATACCGCCCGTCAGCGTAACCTTTATTGACAATCCCGGACGCTTCGGTGGGATCCTCTGAAACGTGCCACTTTTCCCCGGTTCCGCCGGACAGAGTGCCGGTTTCAAATTCGATGCGCGTATTGTATCCAACCTGCATGATGCTGTCGGGGCCGATCAAAAGGCCGTCACTGGCATCCTGTCCGAAAAACAAAGCATCGCTGTGCGCTGTTGAAAATTGCAGTCCGTCCTGAAAACTCAACGTTTTGAAATAGCCGTGATGCACTTCACTGTCCTTGGAGTAGATTTGAAGCGCGCCATTGGTTGCTGTGTGACTTTGAGTGAATTTGATGGGCGCGGTCATCTGTCGAGAACCATCGGTGTAAAGCGCCTGCGGGTCGGAGACGTGGATTTCCAATGCTTGGACGCGTTGGCCGTCGATGGTCCACTGCTGGGCGCGAACGGGTGAGCAGAGAGCAAGGAGCATGGAGCAGAGAGTAAAAATCTGTTTTTTCATTGGTCGCCCTTTCTGATGATTTCGACGGTGCCGCTGGTGATGGTGCTGGTGATGTTCAAGGAGTCGTTTTCGTTAAAGGGAATGTCGGCTTCCGGAACCCAGACCGCGTGCTGGTTGTTGGAAAGCGCACACTCCGTTAGAAGAAAGGCTGTTGAGCCGGTGCGCCGTTCGACGGTGATCGCTCCGGATGCCGGGGCGGCAAACCGGAAGAGCAAAGCAACGGGCACCCATGAGGATCGTTTCTGGGTGTTGGTGATAGCTACGGTGCCGGAGCTGAGGGAGTGGACGGTGGAGAAGCCAGCGGCCTGCAAAGGCTGGCAAATGCACAAAGTTCCAAAGGCGCAGAGAATGGCGAAAATAAGTTTGAAGAGGGTTTTCATGGGTATTCCTTTCGATCAGGGGTTTTCGATGGCGGAGGCTTGTGCAACGTAGCTGGGGGAAAGTCCGCCGGTGTCCCGGCTGAGCGGAATGTTGCCCGTCCAGACGTTGCGCAGGAACATGTCGGAGCGCAACGCCATGTTGTTTTCACCCTCGGTAAAGGGAAGGCCGATTTCCCGTTTAAGCTCGTAGAGGATAATGGTCTGCGCATGACGCAGGCAGGCGGACGGAACCGCCGTCTCACTGCCGGACGGAACCGGCGTTCCGTTGGCCCGCAGGGCGCTCCGGAATTCGGTCGCGATTTGCGTGATGAGCGCAGAGAGCCGCCCGGATTTGCCGGGGTTGTCGGTGAGCCATTGCAGATAGGCGGCATAGAGCGCGGGACTCATGACCGATTCGAGGTAAGCAACTGTGAGGATGGGCCACATGGGGGAATTTCCGATTTACGATTGATGATTGAAGCGAGACGGAGAAAGAAAACCGTCCGCACCCACAGGGAAGGTACGGACGGCGGAGCACCGGTTAGTTACCCGGAGCGGTGGCGGAAACATTGATGCGCTTGGCGGCGGCTGAATTGGAAACCTGCACATCTTCGGACCAGTCGAACTTAGCGACTTCGACACGTCCATCGTCGCGCATGTAGGAACCGGGCACCATGAAACGGTTCATGAGGCGGAAGGTCTTCATGAAGCTCGGGTCGCGCCGGGTGGGCTGCGCCTTGCGGGCGAAAACCAGCACGGTGCTGTCCAACAAGAATTTGACATCCTCGGCAACGCCTTCGGGGGCATCGTCAAAGACCATGTAGCTGGTGCGGACTTCGGGCGAACCGACAAACATTTCACCGACATTGGCCTGCGTCGGCACGGCAAGCCCGACACCGGACTTGGCACCGGAACCGACCACGAAACGGCCACGGACTTTGGCCTGATTCTTGAAGACATTCCAGGCGCTTGCGCCGAACAGCACACCGATATTCATCAGCGAGCCGTATTTGCAGGCTTTGATGACATCCAGAATGGTGTCGTCAATATCGGCAACCGGATCGGCGGCATCGTTCCAGGTCGCGTTGGCACCGGGACCGATGGCTTCGACTGCGAGATCAATGACGGTTTTTTCATGAGCCAGCGCGGCGACTTCAGCCACGGCAACGGCCCCTTCCCTGATCATGTTTTCGAGCCCTTCGGCTTCGAGCTGCTCGAGATTATCCACGGGATAGTCAAGAGCATGGGGCTCGCAGTTGTAAGTGGCATCGCTGACTTCAAAGCGCAGTTCGGACGCACGGCCCCCAAGCGTCCGAAGAGTCTTCGGAATGTGGAAGCGATGTTTTTCGGTGTACTTTTTGAACCGTCCGGTTGAAGTCGGGACTTCAATCGTGGGGGCAATAAAGTCAGCTACGGGCATGATGGCGCTTTGCGCGGCACCTTGTGCGAACTGGCGAAGCATGGGGCTGGAACTAATGGACTGTAGACGGGACATGGTTTTCTCCTATTTTTTGGGCAACCACGAGGATTGCCCTTACAGATGGGTTATGCGGTTACGGTGATGAGGCCGAGGTTGGCGGGACGCGCCAGCACGAGCTGACCAGCAACGCCCTTCTCTTCCGCGATGGCAACAGCGCGATAGGTTCCGGCGGCGGTCGGCAGTGCGCAGACTTTGCCGGGCTGTCCTGCGACAGACGGATTGGCAATGACCAGCGTGTCGCCGGGGTTGCAGGTTCCAATGAGCGGAAGCCGGACATTGCGGTCGGGCGTGAGCGGCTGGAAGTCGCCGTTTTTACCGGTAGTAGCGCCTGCAAGGATGAGGTAGAGCGCGGGTGCGGTGAGCGAAGCGGGCAGAATCATCTGCGGGGCTCCGGTGGAATGGCTGAGGACAGCGAGATGATCCGCGTGAGCAGTCAAATCTGCACCACAAGGCATAACGACGGGGCCGGTTTTGGTATTGGATTGGGACATTTTATTTCTCCTTTTTTTTGGCAACCTTCAGGATTGCCCATACAAATTGATGCTTAAGCGCTAAGCTCCTGCTCGGCTCGGCGGAAAGCTTCGGTATAGGCAACGCGCTCGGTCTTCATGATTTCTGCGGCGCGGTTGCGGATTTTCACGGCTTTGGATTCGGAAGTTGAGGCGTCGCGGTTTTGCGTCGCCGCAACCTTTGAATCGCGGTTATGCAGCGGACGTCGGGTGTCCGGGGCCAGCGGCGGAGTGACCGGCTTGGGGACTTTGAGGTTTTTGAATACCGCTTCCGTCAGGGTGCGGTTTTCAATGAACTGAGCGCGAACATCGTCGCGGTTTTCGATAAGGGCGGCGTTGGCTTCGAGGAAGGCGTCGGCGTCCGCTTCGAGCTGAGCGGCCTGGAATCCGGCGAGCCGGGTTTCTGCCGTCTCTGCGCGGTTAAGCAACGCGGTGAATTCTTCGGGTGCTGACATGTTTTCAATGGCGGCAAGAACTGCATCCTGCGCGGTATCTGCGGGCAGATTCAGCTTATTGAGCAAGGCGTCTATTACGGGTTGCATGAGTTTCTCCTTTTGATTGGGGCGACCAACGGGTGCGCCCGTACTCTTATCTAAAGATGCGGAATCAACCGGTTCTGCCGAACTACGGTTCGAAATAGGCAAAATCCCCTTTAAATTAGGGTCATTCGTGACGGCGGCATTCAACAGGCGCACCGGACGAAGGCGATGGCTTCCCAGATCTTCACAGTCGGATTTCGCCCATACTGGGGAAAGAAAGCGGTAGCGCCCACCCTTTACGGCGGCCTCGCCGGTGTCGCTCCAACGGATGCGGGCGAACAGCCCGCCGCCGTTCGGCATCAATTTCAAATCAGTGATCCATCCTGCGGCTTCGGAATGGCGGGACGCATCGAGAGAGAAATGATCGAAGTCGATCAACAGGCCGGGGAAGTTGTCGGCGGCGGCCCGGGCGTTTTCAAACGCTGTGACCATGCGGGCGCAAGCGGTCTCGTCAATCACCTGATTGATACCGGCGGCGGCATGGGGAAACTCTCCAATCGGAGCGAGCTGATACCAGCCGTCCTCGGGAAGTTCAAAATTACGATTCAGGATTAGGTTCATGATTTCACCGGTTAGATTGTTGAAGCCGAAAAACAACGGCCTCTGCCTAAAGAGGCTGAATCAACCGGACGGACGGAACGGACGTTTCGGACGTATCATTGAACCGCTGAATTTACGGGAGCTTTTTTCAGGGTGTAGCCGGTCTTTTCGGAAAGTTCGGCGGTGTCAATTTCGAGACCGGCGGCTTTGAGATCGAGCGCATCCTGCACGACCTGACTTGTGGCGTGGGTGAGTCCGGGCGAAAATTCAAAGTAGGCCAGCGCAGGCTGTCCGGGGAAGTATTCAGCCAGTAGCGGCACATCAATGGCGTTCTGAAAAACTCCCGCCAGCGTGATGGCATCGGCTTTGGCGATTTGCAAAAAGGTGTCCTGATGGGCTTTTCCCGCCAGCGTACCGGTGCCGGATTCGGCGAGCATGGTGAGAATGCCGCCGGTTCCAGTGATGGTGATTTGCTCATCAAGGTATTTAATCAGGTCGTGAAACGGCGGATGGCCCCCGCCCCCGGTGACAAATTTTACGTCGCTGTCATGCGGCAGGAAGCCGCGTCCGTTAGACAGGATTTGTTCGGCAACGGCTTGATATTCTTTCTGCTTCGTTTCATCGGCGTTGGGCGGCCCGACCAGAAAAATGGACGGGATGCCATAGACCGCGATGTATGAATCCCAGTCAGCCTGTGAAAGGTTTTTTCGCAGGTACAAGACGCTGAGAATGCGGTCGAGCGCGGCGGTTTCCAGGACAACGAAGTTGTCTTTTTCTATGGGAACGCCTCTTCGACAGCCCGAGACTGCGCCGGTGTTGTATTCCCAGTCGCCGAAAAGTCCGTCACGAATCCAGAACCATTGTTCGACCGGCTCAAGGCGTTCAATCAACCCACCGGGTGTCCAATGTTTTTCAAGATGGGCAAAGCCCCGGAAAAATCCGGTGAACAGGAATGAAACGGCTTCGCGGAAGTTGCCGATGTTGTCGTACACCATGCGAAGAAAGTCGGCCTGCTCCTGAGCGAGCGGATCGTCTTTGGACTGCGAGACAACGCGAACATCCCAGTCGAGGGAAAGAAGCGCGGCGCGGCGGCGCTGGATGACCGAGTGAATCATGGCGTCGGAGCGTTCCATGTAGTAGTAGAACCACTGCAAGTCGGCGTAGTCGCCGCGTTCGCCGGATTCCTGCAAGCCGACAAGGCGCGACATGTTGAGTCCGCGCAGCGGGTTGGTTGAGTCGCGGTAGCCGTGGTCTTTGGATGAGCAAATGTAGCGCATAAAATGTTCCTTACTTAAAGAGGCTGAATCAACTACCCGTTCATAATCCGGGGCCGAGCGGCGAACGGTGAAAAGCGGCCTTTGTGCGCAAGGGGCATCATCGAGCCGCAGGATTCAGCTTCCCATCGGCGGTGATTGGCGAGGGCGAGCGCCATGACACAGTCATCGTGAAAGCCCGCCGGGGCGTTGTAGCTGATGTGGCCGCGCGGGGAAATTTCGTATTCATAGCGCTGCATTTCGTTGGTCAGTACCTGCCATTCCTGCGGCCAGCTAACTTTCTGCTGTTCGACCGCAACAATGAGCCGCTGGACAAGTTCCACTTTGGACTGAGCAGTAAACTTGAACGGTTCGATATTGGAATAGCGGCGGGTGAGATCGTCATAGATCGGATCCCCTGCTCCGGTGGCGTCCAAAATTACACGGCCCTGCCATTTTCGGGAAAAGCTGAGGATGCGGTCTTTCTGGATCGGCCAGTCGAGCTGGTTAAAGCGTTCTATTTCGAAGCAACGGCCAGTGCGCTGGTTCATGGCAACGAGCACGGTAAAGTCGGTGTGCTTGGCGATGTCGCATCCAATAACCACCGCCCCCGCGCGGTCTTCGCGGGTCAAAGCCCTATCGGGGAACAAACAGGACGAAACGTTGCGGAAAACCCCGGCAGAATCTTCAAGGAACTGTGCCTCGTACTCCTGCCGGAAAACATCAGACGGCAGCGTCCGTTTGGCATCCTCCCATTCCTGAGACGGAAAATACGGGCTATCCGCGCTGGAAAATTGAAACGATTCGTATCCGCTCTCGTGCGAATCCTGTCCGCGTGTGAACAGATCGTAAAACCAGTTGCGGCCTTTCGGGGTCGAGATGAACACGGCCCAGCCCAGCGTCTGTGCAATCGTCGGGCGCAGGACGTAGTTCCAGACATCCGGCGGAATGACGGCGGCCTCGTCCACCACCACGCCGCGAAATCCGTAGCCGCGAATATTTTCGGGATTGTCGGCAGACAGAAACCAGATGCGAGTGGTGCCGTACGGACCGTCAAACTCGGCACGAGTCGGAGTCCGCCCGATGAAGCGCACAAAGCCGCCGGCAATATCGCGCAAGGCTTCGATACCGCGTTCCGCCACGTTGTAGGTCGGAGCAATCCATCCGTAGTCGCCGGGGGCTAAGGCTCCACGGTCGAGCAGCTCTCCGGCAAGACAGAGTGTCTTTCCGAACCGTCGCCCGGTGCAGATGACCCGGAACCGTTTGTTGCGGGCATCGTGGATAACCTGCTGGCCTCGGTGGGGACGGTAGTTGAGAGTGACAGCCATGACACGACTCCGTTGTTTTCAATTTGAAGTGACGCTTCCTTGGGAAGCAGAGGCATGATGATGCGGCGGAAAAACCAGACCGGGTCGCGCTCCAGAGCTTTCTGGAGTCCTTCGCGCAGGGTTTCTAAAACACCTTCGTCCTGGAGCAGGCCGTCAAGCGCGTCGAGTGCGAACATGCGACCGCTCTTCGCCCTTTTGGGGCGGCCTGCGGGGTTTCCAGATTGTCCGGGTTCAAAAGGCATAAAATCTCCTCATCTAAAGAGCCGGAATCAACCGGATGGACATGGTGTTTCAGGCCGTTGCAAGGTATTGCTGGAACAATGAAAAACAGTGGGCGCGTAGCGCACGGGGCCCCATTTTATGGGGGGCACGCGCAGCGGGGGCCCCAAGCATTGGTGAATGCCGAATGGGATTCCAGAGGTTGGAAGAAGAAATTCCAAGGGTTGCCACTTCACTGCGTTCCGTTGCCGTCGCAATAGCGCCAGCCTCTCTCGCCTCGCGGCTCGGGTGGAAAATTGGCCGCGCCGAGGCGGTATAGCGGGACGCTGTAACGCCGAGGGGCGGAATCGCCGAAGGCGAAATTCAGCTGCCAAGCCTACCGCGCCCCGCAGGGGAGCCGGAACGGCGACGACGCAACAGCGGCGGAATATTCCGCAGACGGCGGCGTAAAAGAAAAGGCGTTAGATTCCAGACGAAGGGCTGGAGGCATGGCAACTCCGGCAGGCAAGCAAAAGCCGCCGGCAAGGAACTCTCTTCGGGGGAACGGAAGAGCTGGGCCCAGAGAAAACCCTTGGCCGGTATTCCGGGCTCGGGTTTTCGTCGGGCTCGGCTCTGGAGTGAAACACCCCACAACAGAGATTGGCTGAAACGCGGGGCTGGCGCGGTTTCTGCCGCGACGAAGGAGCCAGCACGAAACCGTGACAGCTTTGGGGAAAAGGGGTGAGGCCGAAGGCCGAGGGGGAAGCGGGCGCGAAGCGGGGGCTTCCCACTGGGAAAGGAGTGAGGCTTTTGCAGAGCAAACGCCGAGAGGAAAACCCGCCCAGCGGGTGGGTTTGCTTCTCCGGTGGAGCGGGACAAGTGAAAACGTTGAGGCCATCGAAGCCCGGTACCGTGCGAGGGCGCGAGCCGGTGCGGGCTGAGCCCTGCGAAGACGGAACGGCTGAACACAGCCGGACGGATGAGCGCGAGGCGGCCCTGACAGAACCCGTTCTGTTGAGCGAAAGGGTTGAGCAAAGGCCCACGTTGCATAATTGATCAATTATGCGATGTTGGCCGGTCCGCTGTATTCAGCGGTTGCGAGACCCTTGAGCGTGGCCGCCGAGCTAATTCCCCGAGAGCTGGCCGGTGAATTCCGGCTATCGTCCGGAACTGAACCGGTCTGCGTTCAACCAATACCACCCCACGGAGTGTTGCCTGCAACAGCAGGCAGCCCGAGGGAGTCCGCCCCGAAACATGATGGCGCGATGTATTCGAGCGCCATGATGTTGCGGGATCAGCGGACTGCTGAGGTAGAAGGCCCGTTCCGGCACTGAATCGGACACCCAAGAGCCGAGGCCGGTTGCGTAGCAACCGTAGGAGGCTCGCAGGGTGGAACGATGAAGAGCCGGTTCGGGCCGTTTAACTACATCCCCCCATCGGGGGGCTTGGGGGGTCAAATACAACCCGCGCTAAAAAAGGATTTGTGGAGCATGTTTGAAACGATTCACGGGAAACAACTCCGAAGGATAACCAGACAAAAACCGTGAAGCGTTTCAAGCTGCGGAACAATTCCTTTTGCGCGGCTACATCCCCCATTTGGGGGGCTTGGGGGGGGCGAGTGCAATGAAGCGAATTTTGGCGACGGGCTGAATGAGGTACGATTGAAGTCCCGGCGACAAAAGACACTTGATTGCACGAGACCGTAGAGAGAAGATCAACAAAAAAATTCTTAATAATAAATGATTGGCCATTACAGCCTCAGGCCGAAAACGATATTGGCTTATTCCCGCCCCCCCATATCTACCGGTGTAAAAAAAGGAGCGCTGCGACTATCAGATTTTTTCATGTAATCGTATTTATCCCCGTACCTTTCCTGATATTTTTTACTACTTTCTGAGTTATAGGGACTATAATTCCATCCGTCTTTAATAGTATTGCATCCCGCAACGATTAAAAGCAGAAGTCCTGCGGTTGACCGCAAAACATTTATTCCAAATGTGTTTCTCATCAATAGAATTCCCCTTTCCATCAGCACAATCAGACATCACTTTGAAAACGGTTTTTCCCAAAATTAACCGTAGCAGGTTATCAACTACGCGTCGTTATAATGCAACTTCGGCTATCCGTCAAACTGAGGCTACCTCAAACCTACTTTCGGGAGCGGCGATAGCGGCGACAGGCAACTTTGAACGGGAATAAAGATTCCAGAACAGGCCAATCCCGCATGGCAAGTCTGTGTCGCTTCTCAACACACGAAACCGTAACACCCTGACGTTCGGCAATCTCTTTGTACTGCAACCCCTGATACCGCCACGAAATAACATCCCGCTGCTCAGGGGGAAGATTGAGAAAACCCTGTACAAACTGCGATAGAATATCGGACGGAAGCAACTGGGAATCGCCCGACGGAGGATAGAGATCAGAGGTCAAATCGGTAATCGCATCCTCCGGCGGATGGTCTGCGTCCAACGGAACGGCATAGGTCGCAATCTCGTTCAACTTGCAGGCGGCACAGGGAGATTCAGCCCAAGGGTTCGCACGGTAAACACCGCGGATGACATCTTCGTGATGGGGACAGGAATGACAGTTCATAAAACAGACTCCGGCTGGATGGCAGGGAAAAGGACAGAACGGACAGAAACAGGCACGAAAAGAGAAAACGTCACCTTAACGTCACCGAGGAAAGGCCTGTAAACATTGGCTAGTGACGTTGTGACGTTATTTTTATTATTTATAAAAGTAATATAGAATATAGAGAAAGAGCGCAGGACGCCCACAGGCAGGCTGAATACAGGGAGCTGAGAGACTTTTGAAAACATGATGTCACATGTCACAACGTCACTAAAACGGTGCCGGTTCATTGGTGTCTCCTTCCGACAGTTGCTTGATGTTGATGGTCCAAATCCGCTTGGAACCCAGTCGGCAAAGCGTCATGGGATAGCCTTGGGATGCGAGCTTGGATAGTTCGCGCCCAACCTGTCGGGTGGTGTACTTAGCCGCAATGCCGGCAAGACCGTCGTCGTCGTTCAACATGGCACTCAGCAACTCTGTTGCTGAACCCGTCCAAACATCGGAAACCTGTCCCTCGAAAAACTTCAATAAAACCTCAAGGAATGAATAGGCGCTGGATGAATGACGTGCGGCATCGAGCAGAGACGTTTCGCAATAGGTTTGAACACCATAACGGGAATCGCCAAGGACGTTGTCCGGCGGTGTCCAGTTGAGAAGCCAGCGTAAGAAAAACGGTAATTCAGTCTGGATGATGTCAGCCACATTGCGGGGAAACGTAAACGTATCCCGATCAGCCACACGGAACAGATTGATTTTGTCACGGTTCGACAAATCCACGTCCGGCAGAATGCGAATCGACTCCGGATCGGTATTACACGTCACCACCACCCTGCCATTCCACTCAATCAACTTATCCACCCGGTATTTCTCACGAACGGAAAAAGTACGATTGGCTGCCATCTTTTTAATGAGAGCGGAAAAGCGCAAATGGGTTTTGGTATCGGTCAACGGAACCACGTCGTCAACGGCCCAGACAGCGGAGTTAAAAAGGTGACTGTTGAAATTATCTTCACCGGACAGAAAACTGCTGGCGTCAATATGACCGCCGAAAATGCGGGAAAGAATACCGGTGGACAAAAGGGTCTTTCCAGTGTTCGGAACACCGGCAAAAAACGACGCCTGACCGGGAAGCATTTTCCCATCGAGAGCGGAAGAGTACCAACGCCTGAGCCAAGCATAAAAATAGTCCAACTGTTCAACGGGGTCGAAAAACGTCGCAAAATAATTTTCCAACCACGGAAAATCCCGACTCGGCACTACCTCATGCTCTTCCGAAGGTTGGAACATTTCCACACTGGACGTATTCAAAACCCGGAAACCGTTGAGATAAACGATACCTTTCGGACGGTGAACCAACGGTGCTGCACAAGCGATATACTGCTGCTTCTGAATACGATGAAGCGCCTGATCGACTTCGCTGTAGGATGAACCGCGCGGGACAGATGCACTGAGACCACGCTCAACTTTCAAATGCAAAGCGATGTCTGATTTATTGTAAGCCTGCCACTGTTTGTTCGGTAAAGAAGTCCAGTATTCACGCCCGTCAAAATAGACTTCAGCAACAGCGCCCCCTACCCGGTCGGCTTCAAACTGACGTACAAACTGACCCCCGAGAATCACTGACCACGGAACAAACGCCTGACCTCCGGTAAAACACTGCATACCAGATTCACGAATGACTGCGGCTGTCTGATTGTCAGCGGATGAATCCCAGAAACGAACACCACGTACACCGACGGAAAACTCACCTTGCCAGCGACCGGGATACTGCTTTTCAACTTCGGCAGCAACGCGGTCAATCGGGATCGAATCACCCAGTTTATTCCATGCGTAATTATGCGTGGACTCAATAGCCCACTGCATGATGAACGCAGACGGGATTACATCATCGGAGAGATGAACCCAGTTTGTACCGGCTTCGTAGTATTTACAGGGATCTTCAAACGCTTCGGCGTCGAGCCCAACCAGAATTTTGGAGAGCTTCAACTTTTTCTTCACATGCCGCATGAACTTTGCGGTGAGGTCATTGCGATGAAGCGGAAACGGGGTTTCAAGTTTCCAAAGGAGACGGGCACCCCCGGAGAACGTGCGGCAAAGATACTGGGGTTTGAAATCGCAACAGCGGTCGAGAACGGTATCGCGCATGTGCTGGTCAATCTGGCCGTCGTAATCGGCAACGAACCAATGCAGAAAAACAGCGGGATTGTTTTTGGAATCAATCCGGGCAGACTGAATCAAACCTTCGAGACCCGAATAAAAACAATGGTCAACAGTCGGATTATTCCAATCGGTTTTCGGCGGAGCGGAAGACGAAACCGACCACGGATTGCAGGGTTTTGTGCGGGAAGATGACAGATTAGGGATGGAAAGTAACATACGAAGTCCTTGGGCGTTAGGGGTTAGGCTTTAGGTAAAAAACCGCGACCGCCGAAGGCAGAGGCTGGCGCAACGCGACAGCAACGACCGCATGGAGTGGCAATGAACGCAAATGGACGCGAATGATTTCCAAGGGTTGGAAGAGATTGCCCACGAATCGCACGAATACAGACGAATGCGAGAATCAACCACGGATGGACACGGAAGACACGGATGGGAAAACTGAGAACCGAGAACTGGCAACATAAGAACTCCTCACTTTACTTGGTGTAGCGGTTTAAAATTTTGGATTCGGCGGCAACAGGACAGCCGGATAGCCAATCGGGTGTGATGGACATGATGGTTTGAATCTGTTTACGCGCTTCGGCTGCATGGGATGCGGGAACTTCAATGATGACTTCATCGTGAACATGGAAAACGATGCGGCCCAGAGGGCCTGAACCGCAGAATGTCGAACAAGGAATATCGAATGCAGAAGGTTGGGAACCCACCCCGCCGTCCCGCCACCCCTCCAAAGGAGGGGAATTGGGATTAAGGTAGCGGTGGATTTCAAGAAGGTGATGGGCAAAGAGATCACGGGCTGTGGCCTGGACAAGATTTTCAGTCAACAGGCAACCGTAGAGACTGCGCAGTTTTCCACCCCGTTCGGTAGCGGCGGCATAATAACCACGCGGTGTCTTAGCCACATTGAAATACCGTAATATCCGGCCCGACGGCAGTTCGATGGAATAGTCACCCCCGGCACTGCGTTTAAAGTCACGGTCGAGCTGGTTCCAAAGTCTGGAAATTCGAGGATTCTTTGATCGGAAATCGGCAACCGTTTTCTTTGCGTCGGCAAACGAGATGTCGATACCACCGAGATTTTTTGCCACGGTGACAAACTTTTGAGGGCCGCAACCATAGCCAAGTCCAAGCACCCTCGCCTTGGCCAAAGCGCGTTTGTCGGGATCAGATTCTTTCAACGGAGAAGGATCGGAATACCCCATCGTCGAACGGGCATGAGCCTCATAGATGTCCACACCACTGCGAACGAGAGATAGAAACGCTTCGTCTTCAATCAGCCATGCGAGAATACGCGGCTCAATCTGACAGAGGTCGGCGATGATGAAAACGTTTTTATCGGTGGTTGCCCTTCGACCCGACTCAGGGCGAGCTTCGCTCGGAACAAAACACTTACGCAGGTCGGCGCCAAACAGTTCACCTCGCGGCATGTTCTGCACATTGAATCCGGCATCACCTGACCAGCGACCGGGAACAGCTCCAAAGTATTTCAGGGCATAAGGGAAGAAGGCTTGAAACTTTAGGCTTGAGGCTTTAGGTGAGAAACCGAGGTCGCGGCCCTCGGCTACAGGGGAAAGCGTGCTCGGAGAGCCCGCTCCACCTTGGAAAACGAGGCGACTGCGGACGGTGTAGAAGCGGGAAAGCAGCATATTGGTGCGCCGGAAGGTGCGCATTGAATCCACCCACGGATATTCAGGGCCGTACTTTTCTTCCCACGCTTCGCAATCAGGGTCATCCATTGCCAGCGACACTGGACAGGGAATACCGGCTTCGCGACAGGTGAAAGCCAGTTTGCTGTGAGACAACGGCGTATCGGAGTCAGGATCATCCACCCAAGGCAGATTCTGGACTGCGTTAAAGCGTTGTGTTTCCAGTGTCTGGATAGATTTTTCCAAGGTTTGTAAATCTATCGCTATGCCCTCTTGCGCCCACTCAAAGGTTAATGTTGCCAACTCCTTTTCATCCGCCGGCCATAGGTGATTGAATTTTTCCCAAAGTAGGAAGCAGAGCCGCGCATCTTCAAGGGCATAGGCAAACATCACTTCATTGCCAAACAGATCGGCACCGGATTGTCCGCTTGCTTTGCTGCGCTGGGTTTTGTCCACATCGATATTGAGCAGTTGCTTGCAGGCACCTTTGAGGGAACGGGGTGCTGATAAATACACTGCAAGGGATGCGGAACAACGCCATGTTGGATTTCCAATTTGAGGAATGATACCCTTCTCTTGCAGGCGTTTAAAAACGAGAGAGTCAAAGGCGGCGTTGTGAGCGACGAGAATGGCGTTTTCAAAAAGATGCCACTGATTAAAATCCTTCGGGTGGCCAACCCAGAGGAACTCCGTTCCGGGTGCAGGAGTGTCAGGTGTCGGGTGGCAGGTGCCAGAAAACAGAGAACGCGATGAGGGCATCGCGTCTACGTTGGGGACAACTCCGTAGACGGACATGAGGTAGCAGTCGAATTGCGGGTGATGGACATAGGAATATGCGTCCATCTTTTTCAGGGAATAGTCGCGGTCGTAGTAGGTTTCGAAGTCGATTGCAAAGGTGTTCATGGCTGAATGGTTCCATGGGTTGGATGCAGGGCACCCAAAAGGATGCCCGTACGAAAAAAGGAGAGGCGCGCCCGGAGGTCACGCCCCACCCCAGCGGATTAGAGCAGCGTGGTGATGAATGCGATAAATTCATCAGCATGTTTGCCGTGCTGGCGCAGACGGGGAACGAATACAAGATTCGTGCCCAGCTTTTCCCGGCGAACCTGCAACGTCCATTTGCCTTTATGCAGTTCCGGCAGACCGGTGTCCTTGTTGCGAAGTGCAAACCGTGCCGCCGTATTGATCGCCTTGCCTGCCCGGCTGTACGAAGTGCCTTTCATTGTCCAGAGTGCCAGATCGTACGCTTTGCCATCCGGGCCTTGAATGGAGAACTCGTCGGCCAGTGCGTCCGTCGGTGCTTCAATAAGAAGCAACGCGGTTAAGATCGGACGCCACGGCGGCGGTGCATCGTTGCGCCAGTCCAGCCATCCGCCACGGGCAGTGACTTCTTCCAACGTCTCAACGGTCTCGGGCATGTCGTCGCTGCCGTACTCGACATTTTCCTGAAACTGCTTCTTCGCATTCAGGACGGTGACGTTCAACGGGGTGCTCCAGATTTTGGGATCTTCCGATGCCGGCAACAGAATCATGTCCTTGTTCAGCACAACCGTGCCGGGCTCGAAGTCCTCCGAAAGCGGACCTACAGCCTGGACAACGTTTATCCTCGGCAACCGGAAGTCTGATTCCTGATAGTCGCCGGAAACTCCGCCAACAGGCGGGATTTCAGAGTTCACAGTTGCCGGTTGATAGTTGTCAGTTCCCGGACGGCTGGGGACAGCCATCCCTACCTGCGGCTCCGCCGGAGGCGTCGCCCTACCTTTCGAGGCGTCAGTGGATTTATTTTTTTTGAACGATGTAGTGGTCATTGTATTTCTCCTGTTGTTTTAAAAAGGGCGACCACCGGGATCGCCCGTACATGCTGTTTATTTTTTCTCCTTAGCCAGATAGGAAACTTCGGAACCGGACACACAGAGCCCTTCGGCAGTGAGCAACTGGTTCATTTTCCTTACGGCTTCGGCGCCCTTCCCTCGCGCTTGGGATTTCTTAACGGCGGTTTCAAGCGCCGTGACTGAGATCGAGCAGGCGGGAAGAAATTCTTCGAGCGGAACGGCAAACTCCGCATGGATGATGTCCCAGACAGCAACCAGTTCTTTGATGACTCGTTGTCCTGAGCGGTAGCGCAGTTCGTAACCGGGAATTTCCTGTCCGCCCTGCACCATTTCCAGCGCATGAGCGCGGACTGATTCAGCCCACGCCGTCAGCACCGGAGCCAGTTGCAGTGCCAGTGCCATTTGTTCCGGCTGGGTAATCTGCGAGGGATCAAGGATTGCCGGAAGCGCCAGCCGGTCGGGAAGCTGTTCCAGCACCGCAAGGGCTTTGGCGGCCAATGCGGGACAGCGGGCCTGTGCTCCGCAATACTGGCAGTTGTCGGGATCGGGGCAGTACGGGCTTTCCGGATCTTCGGCCAGCATGATGACGCGCGCCACGCGTTCTTTCATCCGCGCATAATCGGCAGAACGGATAAAGGTGTGCTCCGTGACCAGATCGCAGCGCGGCTGGAGGAAAACCACCTTGACTGTTTCAACCTCAAACAGATCGAACGCGCCAAGGGCGTAGGCCCAGCCTTGCAGATTGATCGCAGCATCATCGACGGGAAATCGTCCCATTTTGTAATCGAGAACGACCGCCGAATGCTTTCCGAGCAGAATCACATCGGCGGTGCCGAACGTCAGCCCGCAGACATCCACCTGCATTTCATTGAACCGCTTGCAGTCCGGAATGGATTCTTCCAAGGTTTGGACGTAGTCCAGACAGAGCTGAACCTGTGCGGCCTGCTCTTCGTTGAGGCCGTCCAGATGGCCGGTGTCAGCGGCATCGTGCATCATCGTCCCTTCGTCGGCGGCCTTGGATGATCCCGGACGGTTTTCCCAATGAGGGCACAGCTCTTTATTTTTCAGCGAGCTGGGGCTGTGTTTGGCGTGTAGTTTTTCGGTCATGGTATTCCTTTTATTTGTTGGTTATTCGCCTTCCTGCTGTTTCAAATCTTCGGAACGGCGTTTGAGCAGGCGGTAGATATCGCGGGCGGCACCGAGCGCATCGCCGGAAAAGATGACGTGTACGTCGTGAAAGTATTCGAGCTCGGAGAGCTGATGGAATATGAAGTCCGCTCCGACTCTGCCGCCGGAGAAGATGGAAAAGTCAAAGTGTTCGATGTCCTCGCGGTTGGCCTCGACCACATAAAAAATGCGCGGCATTTTCTGGAGCGCACGGGCTCGGCGAATTTTCTTCAACTCGCGGCAGTAGTTTTTCTGGATAGCCAGCGACTGAATGAGATCGGGCAGTGATTTGCGTTCAATGGCGAAGCGGTCTTGGTCATTTTCGAGACTGTAATCCCCCGTTTTGATCGTGCCGCGCACAGTTGAGCAGTTCTCAAACTCCAGCGGGAGCTGCTCGCGGGTATCTACTCGAATGAGCATTACATGCCTCCTTCGAGAGTGTCGGGTGTCGCGTGGCGAGTGTCGGAAAGAGATTCCTCGCAGAGGCGCGAAGGCGCAGAGGAAGAAACTTCGGCGTGGAAGTCGAAGTCAAATTCCCACCACAGAGCAGCGACAGAAGCTTCGTCGCCATCCTTGGCGAGCTGGAGCAGTTGGGAAAAACGGGGATCAACCATTGCGCACCTCCGGTGCTGATGTGCAGGGAGCATGGCGCATGGAGCAAGGAGAAGACGGACGGCTCGGAGATCCGTCCCTACCATTAACTAAGGCAAGAATGTCGGAGCGGCGGAGACGAAACGCGCCGGGATAAAGCTCTACCTTCGGCAAGCGGCCGGATTTGATGGTGCGCCAGAGTGTGGCGCGGCTGACGTTGAGAAGCTGAGCGGCTTCGCCCATCGTGAGGAGCAAGGGACTGTTGTCTTCCGGACGGCTCGGCCCTTCGACTTGGCTCAGGGCAGGCGTGCTCGCCCTACCTTCAAGGATAGCAAGGGCTCGGGTTTTGGCTTCGTCGGTGGCGGTGAAGACCGCCCGGATCAGATCGTCGTTGCTTACTGTTTTCATTTTTCGTCTCCGCGTTTTTGTGTGCGGAGCAAAAAAAAACCTGCCCCGCGTTTAATACGGGACAGGTCTAGCAAGGGTCAGAGGTGCAAGTGGCGGGCACTTGCACCATTATTTTACCAATCGGGGAAATCCCCTTTATTTACATGGGTTTTGAGCGTCCTTTCAGAGAGGTGCAAGTGCTGAGCGGCCTTCCGGAGAGCCTGCGTGAAGCACATAGACCGATTTTCCCGGTGATATTTCAGTATGAAACGCCGGGCTTCTGCATATTGCGGCAGATAAGTCTCTGCCCGCGCTTTGCCGCCTGCGGAAGCGGAGCGTTTTGTTTTTGAGCCGCGGGACGCATCGGGCAGAACAGTTTTTTCGATGGTATCAAGACGGGATTCCAACTTCGCGGTATCGCCGGGCGGCAACAGGCATCCGGCGCAATTGACCGGACACTCGCCATGAAAGCCGTCCGGCTTGATTGACAGGCACTCGCGCAAGGCGACTGAAACAATGCCCCTGCGCTTCAGTAGATCGGCCGCCTTGGTGTGATGCGCAGGGAACAAAATGCAACCGGTCTTTTTTGGGTCGATGCAGTTTTCTGCAGCTTGCAATGCCTTTTGATCGGAAACTGCCAGGCAGGCATAGACGTGCCGGTACTCCTTGTTGCGTTCGCAACGACCGATGTAGAACAGCCCCTCAACCGGTCGAGAAGCGGCGGGCTTCAGATTGAGCGTCTTGCGGAGAGAAGTCCGCAGGCGGTCACAATCGAGGTGATATGCCTGAACATCATCCCAGTCAAGAATCAGATCTTCTACCTCGTCTCCAAGCTCTTTTGGTGGAGTCGCATGATAACGTGTTTTCGTTTCGCGAACTGTGAGCTGGATCAATGGGCGATCCGGCGAGGGGTAGAAATCGGCGCGGCGATCCTCGCATGGCGAGAGGAATGGCCGGATCGATGGGAACGCTTCGCCAAACAGATTTTTCCACCAGGCAAGCGGCTCATAGGCGTCGCAATGTTTAAGCAGCTTTCTGATGGGAAATTCCAT